TCACGCGCCGGCAGCACGGCAGCGCGAAGTATTGCTCGGCGGAATGCGGGCGGTCTCAGCAGGGAAACCGGAATCAAGACGGCGGGCGGGGCCGGTCGCCTTTGCGATGCCAATACGCCCCCTGCTCCAAGCTGTTTGCGTCCAAGGATGGGCACCGCCTGTTCTGTTCGCGGGAGTGTCTCGCGGAATCGAAGCGGAGGGTTTGCCGGCGGTGCGGCAAGTCCTTCGCCTCTGCGTCCCACGCCGCGATTTACTGTAGCGGCAAGTGTCGGCAGGCCGCGCGGCACGCGGCGGACGCTCTCTCTGAAGCGGCACGCTGCGCCTTGAGGCGCGAACTGATGAAGGGCGAACGCATCGACCCGCTTGAAGTCTTTGCGCGCGACGACTGGACGTGCCACATCTGCCGCAGGCCGGTCGATCGCACGGCGCCTCCCCGCTCGTCGGCGTCGCCCTCGATCGACCACGTCGTCCCGCTCTCGCGTGGCGGGGCGCACACTCTGAACAACGTCCGCTGCGCCCATTACGGGTGCAACAGCGGCAAGTGCGACCGCATTCTGGAGGCCGTCTGATGGGAGCCAGGGGACCGCAACCGACGCCGACCGCGACGCTCCAGGCTCGCGGGAGTTGGCGCGCCAAGGAGCGCGACGGCGAGGTGCAGTTCGGCCGCGAGGCGCCGTCCTGCCCCGCGCACCTCAAGGACGAAGCTCGCAGGGAGTGGAAGCGCCAGGTCAAGGCGCTGGACGCGGCGGGCATCCTCGCCTGCGTCGATCGCGCCCTGCTGGCGATCTACTGCCAGGCGTGGGGCGATTACTGCTCGGTGTGCGGGCAGCTGGCCGAGAGCGGCGTGCTGGTCAAGATCAACGGCGCCACACGCCTCAACCCGCTCTTGAAGGTGCGCGACCGGGCGGCGGATCGGGTCGTGCAGGTCGCCGCCCACTTCGGCTTCAGCCCGGCGGCCCGCACCCGCCTGAAGGCGCCCCCGGAGCCTCCCGCAGAGCGTACGGGCAAGCTGAGGTTCTTCGATGGAGCCGGAACCGGAGGTGACGCTGTCGGCTGAGATCCTCGACGAAGTCAGCGCCGAGCTGACCGAGTGCCGCGACGAGCTGCGGCGATCTCAGTCCGAGCTGGTGCAAGTGATGAAGCAGGTAGGCCGTCTCCGCTCCGCCTGCTCTGCCGTCCTGCGTGAGCTGGACGCCGGCCAAGTGAGCGAGTTCACCCGCAAACATCTCAAAGAGGTGCTGCAATGAGGAAGACGCAGATCGAGCCGGCGCAGGCCAAGCCGGCGACGCGCGTCCGCCAGGGCGGCGGCGGCGGCGGGGCGAGCGGCTGAGATGGCGACGCGTGCCCACCCGCTGGAAATCGTCCGATCGGCACGGCGCCTCACCGACGCCGTGCTGGTCGGGCTTTCGGGCGGCAAGGACAGCCTCGCCGTTCTGGATCTGTGCGCGCGTCACTTCGAGAGGGTCGAGGCATACTTCCTGTACACCGTGCCGGGCCTGGAGTTTCAGGAGCGCACCCTCCGCTATTGCGAGCGCCGCTACGCGATCAAGGTCCGCCGCCTGCCGCACTGGTGCCTGAGCCACCAGCTGCGCGAGTGGGCCTTCCGGGGGCCGGTCAAGGGCGACGTGCCGCGGCTGAAGCTGATCGACGTGGAGAACCACGCACGCGAACTGACCGGAGTGAACTGGGTCGCCACCGGCCAGCGCAAGGACGACAGCCTCGAACGCCGGGCCATGCTCAGCCGCAACGGGGGGCTGGATCTCAAGGCGAGACGCTTCTACCCCCTGGCGGACTGGCGCGCGGCGTCCGTCTTCGTCTACCTCAAGCAGCGGCGCGTCCCCCTGCCGCCCGATTACGCGCTCTTCTGGCGGTCGTGGGGCGGCCGGCTCCACGCCAACGACCTGGGCAAGATCCGCGAGGCGTTCCCCGATGACTACCGCCGAATCGTCGAATACTTCCCCCACGTCGAAGCGCAGGAAGCCCGCGCCCGCTTCGCCGCCGGGCGACGCGGTGAGCAAGCACCAGACGTTCCAGATGAGGCGGCTGTGCCGCTCGGACCTGAAGGGGGCGCCCTACAACCCCCGGCAGATCGAGCCGGCGGCGCGCAAGAGGCTCCAGGCTAACCTCAAGGCGCGCGGGCTGGTGATGCCCCTGGTGTGGAACGAGCGCACCGGCAACCTCGTCAGCGGCCACCAGCGGCTCTCCGTCCTCGACGAGCTGGAGAAGAGCGCCGAGTATCACCTCGACGTGGCCGTGGTGGATCTGGACGAGGCCGCCGAGCGCGAGATGAACGTCTTCCTCAACAACCAGGACTCGATGGGCGGGTGGGATCTGGTCAAGCTCGAAGACATGGTCAAGGCGGACGGGGCGGACCTCAAGGGCTTCGGCTTCGACGAGGTGGAGCTTTCCTTCCTGCTGCCCGGCGCCTTCGGGGCGGCCGGGGCGGACGACCCCGCCGAGGCGGACGCGGAGACGATCCGCAAGATGAAGGAGGCGCGCAAGAAGCACAAGGAGAAGGGCCGCAAGCTCGACGACGCCGAGTATTACTTCACCGTCGTCTTCGGCGACGCCCGCGAGCGCGACCTGTTCCTGGTCCGGGCCGGGCTACCGGCCGGGGAGCGCTACCTCGACGGTCGGCGCGTGGCCGCGGCGGTCGGCGTCAATCTCGACGAGTAGTTCGGCCGGCAGCTCCACGCCGAACAGGCCGAGCCGCCCGGCCAGGGGGAAGGGGCGGGCCAGCCAGCGCGGGCGGGCCAGCACCCAGGCGAAGCGGCCGCCGCCGTCCGGCTCGCAGCCGACCACCTCGACCAGCCCCAGGACGGCGCCGCGGACGACGCGGCCGGGGCGGAAGTTGGGGAAGTCTCCGAAGGCGTCCAACTCCAGAGTGCGGCCGGCATGGACGGCGAGCGGCCCGCGATGGCGGGTCGGCCACGAGCGAAATTCCTCCCGCTTCTGGCCGGTCAGGATGGCCGAAGCGTAGGGCTGGCGGACGGAGAGGCAGGCGAGGCGCATGGTCGGATTTCCGGTGAGGTGAGCGCGTCCGAACTTAGACGAGCCGCGAGCGCGGGAGTTTCAAGAATAATGGCCGAGGCGGCAAAAAAAACCAGGCCATCCACCCCCGACGCCGTCGGCCCCGAGTGGGCCGACCTGCTGCGCCTGCTGCCCGGATACGACCCGTTCCGCGCTCCGGGCGACGGCTGGTTCGTGCCCGCCCTGGCGCGGCGGGCCATCGACTTCATCCACGAGTGCGTCCGCCACGTCGAGGGCAGCCTGGCCGGGCGGCCGTTCCTGCTCCAGCCCTGGCAGCAGAGCTACGTCGCCAACCTGTTCGGCTGGCAGCGCATCGACCGCCAGGGCCGCACCGTCCGCCGCTACCGCGAGACGCTCCTTTACGTGCCGCGGAAGTCCGGGAAGACCCCGCTCGCCGCGACCGTCTCCCTCGTCGTGTTCTTCCTCGACGGCGAGGCCGGGATGCAGGGCTACGTCGCCGCGGGCGACCGCGAGCAGGCGGCGCTGCTGTTCCGCCAGGCCAAGGGGATGATCGAGCAGGAGCCGGAGCTCTCCAGGCGCTGCCGCGTCTACGGCGGCGCGGGCGCCGGCGGCCAGTCGCGCAGCCTGGTCCGCGAGGCCGACAACAGCTTCCTGCGCGTCGTCAGCGCCGACGCCGACACCAAGCACGGCGGCAACACGCACCTCGCCGTGATCGACGAGCTGCACGTGCAGCCCAACCGGGACCTCGTGGACGTGCTGCGGACCTCGATGGCGTCGGCCAACCGCAAGCAGCCCCTGCTCATCTACATCACGACGGCCGACTTCAAGCGGCCGAGCATCTGCAACGAAGTCCACGACTACGCCGCCAGGGTGCGCGACGGCATCATCGACGACCCGACGTTCCTGCCGGCGATCTACGAGGCCGGCCTCGACGAGGACTGGACCGACCCGAAGGTGTGGGCCAGGGCCAACCCCAACCTCGGCGTCAGCGTCAGCGAGGAATACCTGGAGCGCGAGTGCGCCAGGGCGAAGGAGAACCCCGCCCTGGAGAACACCTTCCGCCGGCTGCACCTCAACACGCAGACCGAGCAGGACGTCCGCGCCATCGACATGGCGAAGTGGGACGCCTGCG